AAGAACTTAAACTTTAAACGCACATAAGTTACAATATTAAATCGAGATGAAATCTCAAATATTCTTCTGTATTTTAAATACAGTGTTGATAATTTCAACATATGGTCATCCAACCTCAAGATGCTTTAATGACGGAATACTGATAAAACACAGGAAAAGCTCAAAGGCTATCAGTGAATTCTGTCTTAAAGACGATGTTTCTATGATAAAATCATCAGTGGCTTATTCTAAAAATGACTCTGGCATATTTGCTGAAAGTAAAATATTGCGGAAATGGATTATAAAAGATTGGAAATTATGCAATCCGCTACCAACAGCTGGAGGGCAGATAAATGTTATCGAAGTGAATGACGATCTGACATTGTCAACTAAAACATATATTTGCACAACAGATTGCTCAATAGGAATAGACAAAGAAAATGCACAGATTACATTTCAGACAAATAAATTGAATTATTTTGAAGTGTCTGGTACTACTATAAGCTCTGGGTGGTTCAAAAGCAAAACTAGTGTATCTCTTGACCAAACTTGCGAACACCTGAAGGTATCATGCGGAAGAAAATCGCTTCAATTTCATGCTTGTTTCAAGCAGCATATGTCTTGCATCAGATATCTACATAATACAGCTTTACCAGGATATATGGCATCATCTATTTGTACTAACATAGAACTAATCATTATGACTACATTAACTATGGCTATTTTTATATTGTTATGCATTCTAACTAAAACATATATTTGCTACTTATTAATGCCATTATTTATGCCTATAGCATACATTTATGGCTGGCTTTATAATAAAAGTTGCAAGAAATGCAACTGCTGTGGACTTGCTTTTCACCCATTTACTAACTGTGGTTCTTATTGTGTCTGCGGAGCGAAGTTTGAAACCTCAGACAGAATGAGGATACATAGAGAATCAGGGCTATGTCAAGGATATAAAAGCCTTAGGGTTGCAAGGAAATTGTGCAAATCTAAAGGTTCATCTTTAATTATATCTATAATCTTATCTGTTTTTATTTTTTCATTCATAACACCAATAGAAGGCACCTTATTAAATAAAGAGCTTACAGTTAAGAAATATACTATAAATGAGATGATGGATGCTGTGCTTGGCTTTGAAAAACTGTCACAAACTATTTCAAATACCCAAGAAATCTTGGCATTAGTGCTGCTAGTAATAGCACTCGCATTACTACTGCTAACATACAAATTAAGCAAAATAATCCAGTACTTGGGAAAAATTGGGATCATGTTTTGTGAAGAATGTAATATGTATCATTCAACAAAAGGTATCAAATTTAATGGAGATTTTACAAACAAATGTGGCTTTTGCACATGTGGTCAACCTGAAGATGTAGAAGGAGTTAGACTCCATATTATATCTCAAAATTGCACTTATAAAAGACAATTCAAGTGGGTTAAAATATTGATCTGTTTATTACTGTCCCTAATAATTCTTGAAAACAGTGCAATACTAGCTGCTGCTGATGTTGATTGCTTCACAGAGAAAGAGTTGTCTGAATTTTGCCTAGGACCTTTTTTATCAATACCTGGGTGCACAAATCGTGAGGCCAGAACATACAAGGAAGAAGCTCAGAAATTAGTGTCTCAGAAAAAGATAACAATAGATGAAGCAATGCTAATTGAAGAAATGGGGGAAAAAGTAGAAGAAGCTTTGGCAACAATAGAAAGTCAAAAAACACCAGAATCAATGTACATTATGGAATACATCTTCTTGCATAAATATTGTGACTATTATTCATTATTTGAGCACAATAGTGGTTATTCACAAATAAAATGGCGGTATATTGTGAAGACGCATCAGTTTGGTGCATGTGCAAGATACCCAAATAATCATTTTTGTAGGTGTATGAGCGATGGAATGCATTGTCCCAGTGCTAGTTGGGATGTAGCAGGGGAATTAAATAATACATATACAGCAAATTCTAAATACTTTACACATGATTACAACCTTTTACTAGAAATTATCAAAGCAGCATTCCCAGGAACTGGATCAGCTTTTGTCATAAATGCATGTAAAAAATCAAATGCAACAGCAGTACAATTGTTTTCAAACAAAATAATAAGCAAATTCCCGAGTAACAACTTACTTATAGGTGTCATGAAATTCTTAAAATATATCAGCACTTTGACATTATTCAATAAACATAGACCTGATGAAAAATTTGCATCTTTAACTGCTTCTCAGGTACCAGAATTGAGATCACAAAGGATTAAGAATGATTATAGCAATGCTAAGATAGGTGAAATGACAAAGACTTGTACTAATCTCAAAGAAGTTGCATGCCTGAGCCCAAAATTTAATTTGCCCTTTGAAGGTATTATATCTTGTGGAACATCTCCCAATTATCAAATGTACAAGAGGCCAGAAAAATATTACAAATCTAACAACAGAGATAATATTTGGTGCAATAAAGATGTTCATTGCTTGAATGACTTTGAACCCTTAACTACAGAAGTACTTGAGAAATTGAAAATAATGACTTGTTGGGAGACTCAACCTGCAACAAAGGACGATATCTTTAATGTTCCAGCTGAAACATGTAAAATAAGTGATAAGGGAACCTGTGAAGTGAATTCGTATAAGTGGAAAATTGTGAGATGTGAGACAGGTCTTTATTATTACACTGATCACAGAGAAGGAGAAGACACAGGTTCTGACTTGGGGCATTATTGTATAACTCACAAATGTTCAGGGGGAAGACACCCAATCAACCCAGATGCATTGCATAATTGTGTATGGGAATTCCACTCACAGAAATCACAATACATAAATAACATAGATTTAGAACAAATAGAAGAATACAAGAAAACTTTGACAGAGAAATTAACACATACATTAAATCATTATAATTTTATACATACAAAAAATATGCCACATATTAAACCTATATACAAATATATAACGTTAAATGGCCAGGAGACATCAGATGGCATAGAAAATTCTTATATTTCGTCAGAGATACCTGCAATTGCAGGGACTTCTATAGGACTCAAAATACAAACAAAAAACGGTATTGACATATTTGATTTAATAATCTACATAAAAAATGCAGATATCATTTCTAGCTATAATCATATTTATGACACGGGCCCAACAATAGGTCATAATGTAGAACATGAAGAAATGTGCACAGGCAGATGCCCAGAGCAAATACCAAGTAAGCCAAATTGGTTAACATTTTCTCAAGAGAGAACAAGTAGATGGGGATGTGAAGAATTTGGTTGTTTAGCAATAAACACAGGTTGCGTTTATGGCTCTTGTCAAGACATAATAAAGCCAATATCTAAAGTATATCGTAAATCAACAGAAGAAGCAGTTGACTTAGAAATGTGTGTAGTTCTTCCTGATAAGAATTTTTGTACTCATTTAAATGCATTAGAGCCTAAAATCACAGAAGAGATAGAACTCCAGTTTAAAACAATTGATCAAGTTAATTTACCAAATATTGTGCTGCTAAGAGATCATAAGCTATACATAGGCCAAATCAATGACTTAGGCACATTTGGTCAGAACTGTGGAAATGTTCAAAAGACAAATCAGAGTATTCTCGGAGCAGGCACAGTTAAGTTTGACTTTTTATGCCATGGTGCTTCCAGAAAAGATATAATAATAAGAAGATGTTATAATAATAATTATGATTCTTGCAACCACCTACAGCCTGCAGATTCATTAGTCTTTTTGGATAATCATGAGACTCTTGAAATCAGGAAGCCAAATCATATCTTAGGTGTATTGTCAATGAAATTAATGCTTGGAGATTTCCAATATAAAACCTTCACAAAAAATATAGATCTTGATTTTAATGGGAAATGTGTAGGCTGTGTTGGGTGTTTTGAAGGATTTGTTTGTGAATTTCATATTGTTACAACTGTTGAAGCAACTTGTAATTTAGAAGCTTCATGCCAGCTTTTTCACACTCAGCTACATATTAAACCGGATATCTCTAAGTATTATACAAAAATGACTTGCCAAACAGAAGAATCAGTGCCATCCGGAATTAAGTTATGTGGGAGAGAATATAAATTAACAGTAGGGAAAGTTATTAAAGACGATAAAATTGAGATAGATAACAGTGATCAGACAAGTTACATTAAGGAAAAAGACGACAGATGCAAGACTTGGTTATGCAGAGTGAAAGATGAAGGGATATCAGTCATCTTTGAACCATTAATGAATATCTTTGGTAGTTATGGGAGGATAGTAGTTGCAGTTGCCAGTTTGATCTTGGCTGTTATAGTTTTAATTTATATATTAATGCCAATGTGTATGAGATTAAGAGACATTCTCAGGAATAATGAAAAAGAATTCTTGAGAGAATCCAAGTATAAATAAAGATTAATTAAAAGTTTAATTAGATCTTAATCTTTAACTTACATATCTCCTTTATAGCAAAATTGGGGATAAACCATATTTAAGCTGTTTTATTCTC